TGCTCTCTTTGTCTACCAGGATCTTTGTATTCAACAATATTTATTTCTGTATTATTTAAACTTGTTAAAGATATTGGAAGGAGTGTGGCAATTGGTGTTCCAGCCTTTATAACAACCCTCTTATTAGCAGCCTTTGCTCTAATCGCTAAAGGCAAAGGATTGTCATAAAAAGAAGTACTAATTAAAGATGACATAGTTTCAAAATCATCGCTAAAATAATTTACTGGTGTAAATGTAAATATGCTAACATCTTGATCTGTTCTAAATATAAGTCCAGTATTTAAACTAATAGAAGACTGACCCCTTCCAGCATAAGAACCTTCTGGGCTAAAAATTGTAACGTGATCCTGTGTCTGATCATTTATTCCGTCCCAAAGAAACTCTATATCCTCTGTGCATGAAAGGCTATAACCAATTACATTTGCTTGTGTAACTGGAAAACATCGGTAAGCATGGTTCTCTGCTGTTGCATCCATCCAGTCTCTTTTAATTGACATTGGAGCAATTTCAAATATACATCCTTGAGCCTTTTCTACCGATATGTTATACATCTACTTTAGTCCCCTTTGTACATTTCTTGAGTATGGTATTTTTTGTTATAGTCAAGCATTGTAACAATAGAATATTTAACTCCCGAAGTTACTGGCATTGCCTGATGAGGATACATAAAGTTTGATGGGAAAACAAATAAATCTCCAGCCTCTGGCTTGACTTTTAGATTTTGTAATCTAAAGAAAAGTTCTCCACCTTCATAGTCATCATTTACATATGACACCAAAGATACTGTACAGTTATAAGAGAATCCATGGTCATGGTGTTCCATAAAGTGCTGTCCTGCTCCATACTTAACAAAGTTAAAGGCTTCCCAATACTGCAAATTATTTATGTTATACATTTTTGAATAGTCTTCAACTACTGGTAGTTTTGCATCATATAGGTCTTGCCACAAAGACTGTAGATTTTTAGACTTCTCTCCAGTATCATGCTCTATATCTGATTTCTTAAATTTAAAATCTACACAATCTCTATAGTCTGGCATTAGTTGCTGATATCCTACATATGCTGGCATCCAGTGATAAGGAAATCCTTCTGGAGACAAAGAGCCATACTCAGCAACAGATCCAAGATTGCTTTCAATTCTATTGATTACGTCAAATTCTTTTTTAATAACGCCCTTATAACAAAAGATTCCATTGCCAAGGTCTACCTTTTCTGTCCATGTTTGCATTTATATGCTCCTAACTTGTTGGTGTGCTAATTCATTGATATCTGTCATAATTACAACAGAATATTTTGTGCCTGATTTCATTGGAAGTGATGCATGCTCATAAATATAATTAGATGGGAAGATTGCAATGTCTCCAACTTTTGGTGTATAAACTAGATTATCTAATCTTGGAAACTTTATTTCTCCACCCTCATAGTCATCGTTAATATAAATTACTGCAGAAACTGTACAGTTATATGCTGGCCCATGATCTGCATGAATATTAAAATGTGTACCTTCTCCATCATATTTTACAAAGTTAAATGCTTCATAATAGACAACATTAATTCCCCAATATTCAGCATAATCATCTATGCATATCTTTAGTTTTTCATAAATTTCTTGATGTAGGTCTAGAAGTTCGGCATTATATTCATCTCTTGGACCTAAATTTTCTTGCTTATACTTAAAGTCTACAGCATCTCTAGCCTTTTTGATTGGCATATCTGAGTTAGTTACCTTAGCCTCTGCCCAACTATATTTTTTTCCGTTAGACAAATTAGACTCTAGAGTATTGATATATCTATTAGCATCATCTAATGAAAATGTATTATGGTATACATGAAGACCTAGTCCAAGGTTTTCAGCAACAAACCCATTACTTAATTCTTTTGGAGCAACTCTATTAGAGGCTGTCTCTGATCTATCTTTTGTAAACCAGGGATTTGAGTTTTCATCATACTGTGTCATTATTCATACTTCCTTCTACTCCATACTTTGTTTTTATAAACTCCGCCATCTGGAACTCTATAAATGTCAGAATTCTTTCTATTGTTTGTTAACATGTTCAAAGGGTTCTCTATTACTATTTCTGATGACCAATCTTCTCTTTTAAAAGGAAAGATTTGTGCAAATGGAGTTCCAGCCTTTAAAGTTCCTGACCAGCCTTTTGCAATAAAAAATGGTAAAGATCCTGGATAATGAACCTTGTCTGTATCAATTATACCAGAGGTGTTAAGGAATGGTAGGTCAAACCTATTGAAAGGCTGTGTGACCAATACACTGTATCCTGGTGGCGTTTTAATAGCCCAGTCATAGAACCAAGCAAAGTGGTTCTCATAGTATCCCATTGGATGCTTAAACTGTTGCATTGGTGGTCTTGGGGTACAAAAATCTTTATATTGTTTGTCTTCTATATTTACCGTCAAAGTTTTTTCATCTTTTTGTATAAACTCTATGTCACAAGGAAGATTTAAAGAATATCCAGTTCCTAAAACATCAAACACTGCTGGACATGCTTTCCATGTTGGCATCTTCCCATAGTCATCTGTAGTGCCTTCTTTTGGATGCGGACAAATTTCATTTGGTCCTGCTATATAGTATTCACCATTAGGCATTTTTGCAAATCTATCTGCTTCTCTATACCAGTCTGGAATATGTTTGATTATTGGAGTAGGAACAGATGTGCTGTCTTTTTTAAGCCAGACTCTGTTTGACATAAAAGAAATTATATTATTCATTGTTTTCCCCTTTTAATAAATTATAGCATAGTTGTAAAAATATATCAATTTTTTCTTTATTATTCATTGGTGTTAGCACTCATTATTGGTTTATTGTTTTTATCAATTAAAAGCCTGTTAATCTTTTTATCAAAAGCAATCTTGCTAGATTTAGATATGCTATTAGACCAGAAAGTAACATGGGTATACCTTGTGCCCTCTGTTACCTCCTTTATTCCGTGCATGTTATCTATGGTTCCACTAAATATTAGCATAGTTCCCTTTTTAGGTTTTATCTCAAATCCATTATGCTGAGGAAAGTATAACTCTCCTCCCTCGTAGTCATCATTAAGATATATTATAGATGTAAAGGCTTTATTAGTAAATAGTCTTTTATATTTTTCTATATTTCTTTCTTCAAAAAAATATTTACATTCTTCTGGAACTAGATCAATGTCTATAGATGAAAGATCAAAGTCTGGGTCAATATGATCTACATGGGGCTCCTGCAAATTACCCTTTTGCCACCTAACAATTTCCCAAAGTTCACTATGTAAATCAAAATCTGGATTAAAAAAATCTACAACTTCTTCATGCATTTTATATTGAAGAGGTAAAACAATGTCAAATAGTTCTTTTCTATTTTCCATACCCTGAAGGTAGAGTTCATTAATGTCAATTCTTCTATTATTCCACTGCTTTCCTGCTGATATATACTCTTCCTCATTTTTAAAGATATAACTTTTTATAGAATTATTAAAGTTGTTCCAAAGGTCTTCTTTTTGAGCATACTCTATTAAATAGTTGCATGTTGAGTCATCTAAAAAATTTTCAAATACTCTAACTTTTGGAGACTCTAAATCTTTTTTATACATAGCGCACCATATATTTACCAATAAACCAATTTTTATATTTCATATCTCTATACTCTGCCCAATATGTTGCTATTGCATAATCTCCAAGAACAAGTTCTGAAGCCTCCACATCTCCAGAGTTATTAATTAAAAAGTATGTGTAACATTCATTTTTAAGTGGTGTAATTGTTTGACAAATTTGATTTTCTACAATAATGTCTGTATTAAATATGTTTTTATCTATTTTAATAAGTTGAATTTTATATGGAAACACTTTATTTGTATTATTAAACATATCAATAACTTGACCTTGTAAAATTACTCCAGTTTCTTCAACTACTCTACCAACAAATTTTTGAATTCTATATATTTGATCTGCGCTAATTGCATCATTAGACCAATGTGGAATATCATTAAATTTATTTAACGGCAAAACCTTATCTAGTTTTTCATTAATATCAATTAGATCTTGTGTATTTGCTGGAGTAAATAATTTTTTAATCATTTTAGCCAACTTGCTATTGAATATCTATTTCCAGATATTACGGGATTTACACTATGAGAGTATACATAAGATGATGGAAATATAACCATGTCTCCTGCTTTAGGCTTTAGTTCTATTCCAAATTGAGGAAAACATAACTCTCCGCCTTCATAGTCATCATTTAGATAATAAACCGTTGATACTCTTCTAAAATTTCCTCCGCCATCATCCATGTGGCTATCAAACTTTCCTCCTGTATTATATTTTAAAATTTTATAAGGATTGTGAGATTTTAAAGATATGTTAAATAAAGACATATAGTTTTTTTCTATTGGATCAAAGGTTTCTCTAAAAATACTTGTAAAATCATTATTATCAGAGTTTGCATATGGAACATCTATAGATAAAGTAATCCTACTGTTTAGATCTGTTTCAAATTCTCCATTATTTATTACTCCTTCTTTTATTGCCCCCGAAAAATCCAAACCTAATATTCTATCTTTACATGTTAGGTCTATATTTTTATATAAGATTATTCCTAAAGCCAGTTCTTCACTTTCCATAATAAAACCTTTGTGTATGAAATTTATCGCTATAGTCCAACATTGTAACAACTGAATATTTTATTCCAGTCTTTACTGGAAGGGCTCTATGCATAAACATAAAGTTTGATGGAAAGATTACTAAGTCTCCCGCATCTGGCTTAATTGTAATATTTTGAAGTGGAAAATAAATTTCTCCACCTTCATAATTATCATTTAAATATCCTACCAAAGAAACCACGGATTTATAGGAAGCCCCGTCATCTGCATGAGTTTGAAAATGATTCCCTGGATAATACTTTACTAAATTAATTGATTCCCAATACTCAAGTGGTTCCATTGGATACATTGAACAATAGTCTTGTACTGCTACATTCATATTATCAAATAAATATTGCCAAGAGTCTTTTATTACTTCAGACTTTTCATCTGTTCCAACTATTGTGGATTTCTTAAATTTAAAATCCAAGCAATCTCTATACTCAGGAACTTTTTGTCTATTCCCAACCATTGCTGGGCTCCATTTATAATTACTGCCATCAGATAATACTTTTTCTATGTTCTCTGCAATAAGATTTCCTGATCTTAATACATTTTTATATAATACTAGGCCAGAGTCAAGAACTACTTTATCAATAGATGAGGCAGGGAGCATACCGTCGTTATTTTCGACTGACATATACTCCCTGCTCTCTACTAGATTACTTGTTATGTATTAGTATACCACTTACAAAGAACCAGTCGTACGGTTCGCAAGATAACTGATAAACATTTACTACTTCGTCTGTGAAGTATTCGATGCTTGTTACTGGAACCTCAACCTTTTGACCAGTTGAGTCAACCACTATCAGGCTTTCTCCTACTTCGATGTAGTATGCTTCTTTAATCTTGTATTGATTATTGACTGTCTTTACGAATACTGGCTGTGTGAAGGTTATTCTGACATCTGCGTTTCCATTGAAACAAATGATATCTGACTCTTCAACAAGTTCCAGTCCTGTAATTGTTGTCTCAACCAAGGCTCCAGGAGTTAGGCTGTTTGCAGACCACGCATACTTCTGCCAGTCTGGTTCTGACGCATCTAGTTCAGCAATTGGTGCTGACCAAATTACATCGCCAACCTGAAGATTCTTTACAGGAATCTGTCCGTTAGGAGTATCGATTAATGTATTTTCTTCAACGCATGGTGGTCCAAACCAAGGGATCGTTGGGGCGAATACAGGGAAGTAAGGTGGGAAGAATGGGAAGAATGGGAAGTAAGGGAAGTAAGGTGGGAAGAATGGCCCAAATGTTGGTGGGAAGAATGGTGGGAAGAATGGGAAGTAAGGTGGGAAGAATGGTGGGAAGAATGGGAAGTAAGGTGGGAAGAATGGTGGGAAGAATGGGAAGAATGGGAAATAAGGTGGGAAGAACGGTGGAAAGAATGGTG